GCACGACGAACGAGGCTGATAAGAACTGGGTCCCAGTTTTGTACAGCTGTTGTTGCCGTGCCTTCTGACAGATAAGCAGCTTGGGAATTTTCTTCCTTGAGTGCTTTTTCTTGGTTTTCGAGAAGAACTGCAGTAATTGACTTACGATAGTTGTCCTTGAACTTAGGGGCGTCTTGAGCCTCAAGAATTGGGGCCCACTTTTTTTCTAGTGTTTCTGAATTAAACATAATAGTATTTTTTCTTTGTTGTTTGTTGTTGTTTGGGGTTGGAACCTTTATCCTTATGCTGCAACAGTAGCTTCGTTTGCCTTGTTTAAGCGGGATAATGCGGTCAAGTATTTTTGCATTGCAGGCGAAACTGTTTCTTCTGCAATTGTTTCATTTTCTATAACTGTTTCGGTTGTTATATAGGAAGATTCATTGGCATTTTCTTCAACCAATGTTTCTGTTTCTTCGACTGCAGCGCCATTAAGGTAAAATTCCTTGATGGTAGCTACCTTCTTGCGAAATGATGTTTCTGATGTGCATTCGATATCTTCAAGTAATGACTTGAGTTTTTCAACTTGGGTGTCAGCAAGATCTGTTGTAGACTCAGAGATTACCTTTTCACGAGTAAGGCTATTAACCTTTTCGTTGAGGGCAAGCACTGTGTTTTCTAACTCGGCAGACTCAGTTTGAAGTTGAGCGATTGAAGTTTCCATCTCAGCGACCAAATCCTGCTTGGACTCAGGCACTTCAATATAGTTTTCAACAAATACTGTCTTGAGTGATTGAATGAAGTTTTCAGCAATTTGTGTACGGAGTCCGCCTTCGATTGCAACCTTGTTGTCTTCTACCCAGCTTTCAACTGCATAGGTAAGATAGTTGTCAATCTTTTCAACGAGTTCGTTTTTAATTGTTTCTACTTCTTCAATAAGAGCGACTGCATAGCTTTCTTTAAGAGTTTCTTCAGTTTCTTTGATCTTGCTCTTAACAGCAGCTTCAAAGATTGTAGTAGCTTTTTCTTTAAACTCTTCAGTCAATCCTGTTTCACTTTCAACAAGACGAGTAATGTCAGATGTATCAATTGAGATTGTGTTTTCTTCAATAACTTCTTCAGTTTCTTCTTTCATCTCAACTTCTTTTTCATCTTCCATTTCTTCTTCGCCAAGTCCACTTGTGATCATACCAACAGCTGCACCATAATCTCCATCAGCCTTTTTAAGGATGCCTTCGATTGCGGCCATTGCCTTGGCTTCATCATAGTTGTCTCCATGAGCAGCCTTAAGAATACCTTTAGCGTATGAGGTAAACTCTTCATCAGAGCTTACTTCAGCTTCAGTCATCTTTTTAGCTTCATAATGATATTCTAAATCATCTATTTCTGGATCATAACCATCACTAGCTTCTTTATCAAGCTTCTTAAAGTCTCCTGATTTAGCAAGACTAATTAATTTTTTTTGTGTATTACCTGTTGCTTCATCACGTATAAACTCCAGAATATGATGTAAACTTATCCATCCCCAGTCACTTCCAGCAGCGCCATAGACTTTTATGCTTTTAATTACGAGTTTATTGACTTCGTCTTCAGTTATTCCTAATTTCTTTGCAATAGCATAAATTTGTTTTTTACGTGATGCATTTATAGCTTCAGTCATCTTTTTAGCTTCAGTCATTTCTTCTTCGTCATCTTCACACTCTTCTTCATCATCTTTTTCGTCTTCATCAGACTCTTCTTCATCTTCCATGTCTTCTCCCTCTTTCTTACACTTGCCTTCTGCAATCTCAGTTTGTTCCTGATCAAGCTCTAAGGTTTCGTCAAGAGAAAGTAATGTTTCTTCGTTGATGTCTTCAATGACGACATCTTCTGTGTTTTCAATTTGTGTATTTTCCATATATTACTTTTTTCTATTGTTTAGAGTTTGGAGAGGAAATCAGTCCAGATTTTTGTTTGTGCTTCGGCAAGACTTGCAGAAGAGGCCTTTTTGATTTCTGTCTCATACTTTTCAAGCTGTTGCGCCTTTAACAAACCATTATCCCAGATCCATTCGACACCTTCCATAATTCCATTTACAAAAGCAGATGGAGCACTTGGGTCTTGAACAATATCAACTGTTGACAACACAAAGTCGTCATTAACAAAGGATTGGCCGTTTTTACTCGCAACGGTTCCCATACCACGACTAGAGACGCCTAGTTGACAACCACCTTCTAAAAGTCCTTTCACAATTTTACCCATCGGTGTGTCAAGTATAAGCGCCTTTCCAACAACATCATTGCCGTTCCATTGCAGTTCGGTAATGCGATGTGAAACTTTATCAAGATTAATAGTAGGACCTTCTGGGTGATTAAGTTCACCTACAGCACGTCCTTTATTAACATATTCCGATACGTATTTACGCACGGCTTTTTCTAAAACTGTTTTTGGATATATACGGCGATTACGATTCACCTGCTCAGCTTGCATAAAAATACCGTCAATGATGAATTTCTTTTCACCATTATCGGCAGCTTCTGAGATATATCTTAAATCTTCTGAATGTTCAGTAATTAACTTCATTAGACTGTTGTGTATTTATTTATAAAAATTAACATTTATGCTTCAACTTTTTCAGCCGGAGCATTGTAGATGTTTGCTGATAGTTCAACCTTTTTGATATCTAATACTGTACGAACTTTATCACGTATCATGCCAGAGAATAATGAATCTGAGGTCTCTTTTTGACCATTCATTAAGCTGTCAATAAATTCTTTTGTTTTTTCCATACTTTAACTATTTATATATTTTCACATTTCAACTTCGCCAAACTGATCGTCTGACGCTTCACCTTCAGGCGGCGTTTCAGCATCTGTTGGCTCTTCTTCAGGTTTTTCTTCAGAGATCTCGGTGTTCATGCGCTCAATATCAGCTTCAGACTGGTTAAGTACATTGCTGCGCACCCACTTGTCACTATAGTATTTGCCAATATGAGAACTTATAGTATCAAGCATGTTTATACGTTCCCGCATAATCTCAAAGTCTTTTAATTCCGAAAAATAGTTGTCTTCAATATAGTCAACCGAAATGCCTTCGCGTATGGTTTCCCAGTCGTCTGCTGTACACACTCCTTTTAATAACAACTGCACTCGCAGTGCTTCAATAAAGAGCATTGAAAACTTTTTACGTAACCGGTTGATGAACTTTTGAAACTTGACCTCTTCACGTGATATCTCGCTTGCGCGACCAATATTAAATCCAGTTTCACTCTCAAGTCGATTAACTGGCACATTTAATGAACGATATAGTTTCTTTTGAAAGAAAATTACGTCTTCAATCTGGCTGAGATTGTCTCCGCCCGGGAGTGTAGTAATTTCTGTACCACGACCACCTTCACGACGAGGCAACCAAAAATCTTCAAGCATACTCATACTCTTGCGATCATCACGAATCTCGCCAGTATTTGCATCATAAACAAGTTTGTTACGATACTTTGCCATAATGCCTTGAACATACTCTTCAGCCTTACCCTTTGGCAAGTTACCAATATCGATATAGAAGATACGACGTTCTGGTGCACGAGATATACGATAGATTACGAGGGCGTCTTCCATCATACGCAACTGGTTTACCAATTTTACACTCTTGTGTAGATATGAAACCGCAAACTTATTGCTTTCATCAAGCAATCCAGACGGAGCATAAACTATGCTGTTTGGATCAATCTTAAAGCCACTGTTGCTATTAAAGTCATCTGAATACAAAAAATATTCTGCTGTGACATCTGAAGTTTTTACTCCAGTATTCTTATCTATCTTATTTGTTATTTCTTTAACCTTTTTGATCTTTAGCGGATCAATTGCTCTCAACTCCTTTATGCCTTCTTTTGGCTTTTTTGGGTCAATCATCATGTGGTAATATAACTTACCGTCAATATACCACTTTCTAAAAATATCCTGACCGTTATAATTAAACGACAACAACCTTGTTATTGTGTCAAACTCTTCAAGTATTTTTTTCTTTATACTTTCTGGTTGCTCTAGTTTATCAAGTACTAGATTGATTGGAGCGCCGTCAGAGTCAGAAACAATAGATGCATTTATAATGTCAGATATCGCAGAGTCGCACTCTGGTTGAGTTGCTGCTGCACGACATTTTAAAATCAGATCCTTTTCGTTTGTCAGCGCAGTACCATCAATGTCAAGTACCTGTCCATAATAACCGGCCGTAGCCGAAGATGTTATGACAGAAGTACCGTCATTTTCCACTGGCGCAGAAAATGACGGTACTTTATTAAGTTCTGAGGTATCTTTTTTATTGATTACCTTGGATATTTCATAGCCAAATAGCTTCATAATATATATTTATAGTGCAAAAACTAATTACCCAATAGTACTATTAGAAGTCCAATACTGATAGTTTAATTCAACTGTAAATTCTTCTACAGTATCATTAGTTTCGTAATTAAGCTCAATTGCACCTATATTTGTTGGAAATGCGCCCACGAATGTATATTTTTTCGTAGGGTTTGCATTTTCACGCGTTAATTGTTTGATGTGTAGGTCTTTATAGTAATCAAGTGGAGCAGCAGTGTACGCACTTGTGTTTGAAGCATGACGATTAATCAAATTCATCCAGTTTTCAAAAGCATTGCGAATTTCCATTTTACTGTCATTAATTACCGTGATTGTCCATGGTTCAAATGTACGATCTCCAGCAACTTTTAATTTGCGTCCACGATATGGTACTTCAATAGGAGCAATGACGCTACTTGGAAGTTGTGCAGCCTTAACTAAGAAACGTGACTTTAATGTTGCCATAGCGCCATCAGCAACATTGCGTGGAAAATAAATTTCTGCTTCAAATAGATTTGGACGAGCTCCGCCTAAAAATTGATTTTTAAATTGTGATAAATTACTCATTGTATTTTTCTATATATTTAGTATTTATACGTTTTATTATGCTCCAATTTCAGTGAATGATATACCGGTGCGTGTTGCAATAAAATTAAGTGAAATATAATTAATCGAACGAGCAGGTTTGATATAGATGTCAGCCACGAAACGATTGGTATCAATTACTTGTGGTGTATTATTTGTTTCATCACATACAACCTTATAGTCAGTAATACCACGACGTCCTTGAACGTCTCGTAAGTATGGATCAATCGTATTGATAAATGCATTACGAGTAAATTCATCGTTTAATTCAAACAACTGGAATTTAGCAGCTTGTGCACACACACGTTGTATTGTGATGAAAAGACGACGCACGTTTATACGATCAAATGCACTTGGACGCGTTTGGCCGGTTTTGTCTCCATAGAGAATAATCCCTTGGCCAGTAACGTTCACAATTGGATTGATGTTAGAGTTGTATAAATCATCACGATCAATACTTTTTGGATTGTATGCCAACTTAGTGACTCCACGCAATTGACCACGATTAAATCCTGCTGGTGAGAACCATGGATCAGAGATTTCATCAGTGTATGCACAGAGACCTGCCATATGACCACATGCTGGAATCCACTCATAACGATCAGCATACTTATTGTACACATATACAGGAGTACTGTCAAATACTGTGTAACTTAAAACTGTATTAGGTGTAGATGAAAATGAGTCCTTTGCAGTTTTAAGTGCAGTTTTCTTTGCACTATCTGTTGATAGTGTGTATAAGTCAAGTGGAGCTGATAAAAATGCAATAGAATCTTTGCGATTCTCAACAACAGAAATTAATGCAGCATTAATTTCATTTGCATTATTACCAATAAATGCTTCAGCAAATATCAAATTAACATCAATATTATCAGTGTCTTCTAGCATGCTTAAAGAATTAACTACATTATCAATGTCTCTTGTTCCATTAGCACCATCAACAAAGTAATAAAGTCCGGATCCAACCAAAGAATACGATGATACTTCTGTCGTTGTATCAGTTGTTAATGTTGCAATGGTTAACCCAGTGAAGCCATTCACTCCCCCTGTTAATTGTATGTAGTTGTGAGCAGCATACACCCCAGTCCCGTTAGACCCAGTTCCCAAATCGCATAAGATTTGGGGCAATAACGAGTCTGTGATAAAATTTTTGATTTGCGTTGCTGTGCTAATCACGGCACTGCTTGAGTTAGTCGCAAGATTGATCGTGAGGTCACTACCAACCTGTGAAATAGAAAGGTTGGCATTCGGAGTTCCGGGATTTACGGCACGAACCCTGCAAGCGTTTCCGGCCACACCTGGAAATGAAATTGGATTTGCGGTAAATTTAAGTTTAGAGTTACCTGTACCAATTTCAACTGAGGCTTGGACTTGTTGTGTTGTACCATTTCTCTGGGATGCATAGATAAATTCTGAACCACTGTTGATTACATCGGCCCAGTAGTTATTAGAACCATTTGTATTACGAGCGTCTGGATGCAATGAAAGACCTTGCCAGGTTTCAAGTACTGTCCCCTTTGTTCCAGTAATTAATCCTTTTTCGTCATAAACTGCAATATGAATTTCGTCTTCAACTAATTCGGTTTCAGCTACGTCGGATGCCCAAAGTGTTGTATCAGCTAAAACTGAGAAGAATTTTTTAGATTCAGTTGATGTAGTACTTCTATTATCTTTATGAAAAATTTGTACACTTAATGAATTACCAAGTTCACCAGGGTAGCGTGAGTACAATGGAGCTTGTAATTCATCTGTTGATAAATTATCAAAGGCTGTTTTGTTTTTAATTAATGTGGCAAATTCATTTATATCTCCAGATGTGTCGACAAAACCTGCGGCATTTTTTGCGCCAGTTGAATTATTATCAATAGTACGAATTACTCTCAATGAGTTGCCATATTTAAGGAAACTTTCAGCTGTTAAGAATGATGCTGCATTAACATCATTACTTTTACTTGGTGTGCCAAATATTTTTCCTAATTCTGTTTCAGAACCAACATTTGTAAGCTCATCTACTGGACCCCAATTAAAATGTCCAACATATGCTCCAATTGATGCCGATACCGGTTGTGTTACTGGTGTCAAGTCGGTTTCTGTAACTTGTACACCTACGCTTTGTAAGGTTGCCATATATTTTTTCTTTCTTCAGTTGTTAATTATAAGTTTTAAGAGATCATAATAAGAAAATTTCAATCTATCGATATTTATAAAAAGTCACTTTTACAGCGCATTCCACTCCTGAAGTGATGATATTTGACGTTCATAGTCAATCATGCTTGGAGTTTGTGATGTTTGCGGAGTATCAAATATACCAAATGGGGGCAAGTCTTCTTCCATTTCTCGTATCTTTTCGCTATAAAGCAATGATTTTAACTCAATATTACTCAGTCCACCAAACGCATCTGTACTTACAAACCATGCAAATAGCACAAGATTCATAACCATATCATCATGAGTGTTTCCGCGAGCAGCATAACTGTCTCCCTTTGGTTCAAAACCGCTAAGTTCAACTATCGTGTCAGCATCACAAAGTTGAAGTTTGCCACTTTCAAGTAAGTCTTTCAAGTTGCTACAACCAATACGTTTTACACGTTTTGTCATAGTCACACCAATCCCGCTGCTCTTTACTGAGCTTTGCACAAAAGTATTGTCATATTCATAGTCATAATAGATTGCATTACATACAACTTGTCCCGCATCATTGTTTTCAACTATTACAAGTGCATCATTATATGTTTTTGCAGCACGAACAATAAACTCTGGAAACATAAGCGGAGACACGAGATTGTCTCTATAGGTACAAACCTGTTTAAAAACACCATCAACACCTGATATATCAAATACAGTAAATGTGCTATAGTCTTGGCCTCGTCCTTTACTGACGTCTGCAGTTATTATATAGTCATGACCTTCGACAGGTTCAGCATAATAGTGTATGTCATATTGCGTCTTTAATGGAGTTCGAGCTTGTAGACCCAACAACACATCAGAGCCTATTAATGTTTGCGAACTGCCAATAAAATCACATGAGAATTCCTGACGAAATTGAAGTTCACTGCTGTTTGCTATGGTCTGACGTTTCCATTCTTCATCGCGTCCAGGCACATCATTCCACTTAATTGTAAACGGCTTAAATTCATTTGCACTCTGTATTGCACCTTCCCATAGTTTATAGAACATATTGCCTATTCCATTAGGCGTGCTTGTAATTATAACCTTTGTGTCCTTACCAGATGAAATAACAGGATAGGTACTGGTGTAAAATTCGTTTGCACCATGAACAAATGCAAATTCATCAAGGAAGATCACATTCATTGAAAGTCCCCGAATACTTGAACCACTTGTTGCCGCCGCAATAATTTCAGAGTTGTTGCTAAATTTTATGTTTCCCTTATTTAATATTTTACACCCTGGTTGCAGGAAAAATGGTAAATTTTCTAGCATCAGTGTTATTCGAGACAGCATTTCACGAGCAGTCGCTCCTTTGTTTGCAAGTATGCCAATTTTTTTGTCAGGATTGAATATTGCATAGTGTAACAACCAGGCAACACTTGTCACAGACTTACCACTCTGACGACACGCCAATACAATACAAAACCGATTATCAGAAAAATGTTCTACCATTTTTTCTTGATAACCACGCAACTTAAAGTTTACAAGTCCGCGGTCAAGATTAATTACCTTTACATAATGCTCAGCAAAATATGATACACTTGACATACATTTTTTATACTCACTTATTTCATGAGCAGTAAAATGTTGTTGTACTCCATCTCTCTTTATGTATGGATTTCCGTTATAAGAGTCTGGTGCAGTCATTATACATCAAGTGTTTCATCATGTGAGCCTTTTAATAATTTTTGTAGTTCTGTAGTGGTACCAACAAATATAGCATTATTTGTAGTACTTTGAGCAGCAGGTTGTCCACGCTTATCTTCAACCTGTATAATTTTTTTACGCTCTTTTTGTAATCCTAGCAGTTGTCCATTTATATCAGCTGCAGTTTTTATCATGCCAGCAAGCACTTCAAATGCACGAGGATGCTCAGCGTCACTTGCAAGAGCATGCATTGTGCTTATAGCCTCGTCACTCGTATCAATAAGTTTTTTAATACGCTCTCGTGCAAATTTATAATCTTCTTCGGCATGCAATACAATTTCATCGTGTGATGGCCCGACTGGAGATCCAGTTGAGACTGCAATTTCATGTTTTACCGGTAAGACGTTTTTTTCAAGAGATGCCAGTATGGTATCTTTGTCTTTTTTCATAATTATGGGTCCTCATCAAATCCGTAGGTTGTAACTACTGTATAGTTTTCTGGAGTGTCAGTCTCTGGATTGCCTAGTTCAACACGCACACCATCAACTGGTAATGCGTCTGGTGTTATAGGCGTGTCATAGAGGTCAACATCAACAACTTTAATAATTTTTGCTGGGCCAGACTGTATGCCCATAAACTTAAATTTAATGTCAAAATCCAATGTGTAGATGATTGTACGACGACTGTTTCCAAAGTCACCTTCATAGTCATCTTGCATGTTTGTGCTTGTTAACAGTATAGGCACATCAGTAATGCTGCCAGGACCCTCAAGATCTTTTACTGCAACCGTATAGTCTGGAGTAAAGTACGGAACAATCTGTTCAAACACCTGGAGTGCGTCATCCTGATGATGCGCAAGTATACTCAATTGAATACTGACTTTATATGGAATGCCTTGATATATTTTGGTCTTTGTATCAGAGTCACCTTCAACCAAATATAATTTGCTATTAAGTTTATTTAGTTTACTTGTTGAATCATAGGCTATTGAAGTAATCTCAAAACTCATACGAGGTAGTTTGATTGCTACGTCTCCAAACTCTTCATTTTGTTGGCTTGACAGTCGCGCCAAAAACTTTTGGTGTGGGCCATATGATATAGGCACTCGTTGAATGCCAGTCATCTTGCCATTTACTTTTTTCGCAATAGAAACATCATTAAAGATTGTGCCAAACACTGCTACAATCTTTTTAAGATTTCCATTATAATAGTATGATGAATTTAACATGGCTTATGACGGGTCTCCAAACGGGTTACTTTCACTAAAGTCAATATAGTCATTTCCTATAATATCAAAAGAACTATTTTGAGTGAGATCATCATTAACAAATAGTGCTGCATCTCCATCGTTTAAATCAATTACAGAAGTTACCGTTGATGTGGTGCCAGAAGTTTGACCTGTTAACTCAGTGCCAACTGTCAATGTATGAAACTCTCCATCATTAAATGTTAAGGTACCAAATGTTGCAATGCTACCATTTGTGGTATGTTCATATTGCAATAACTCTGCTTCTCCAAGGATTCCTGATGGCAACTCAATTGTTAGAGTTTCACCAAGATCGTGTACATCTCCTCCATCAAAGTCAAGTAGGGCGCGTGAGCCTTGAGTATGACCGACTTGTATCAAGTCAACCTCTGCTATTCCAGTATCAATCTCTTGACCGCTGTATTCGAAGAGTTCACATGTAAGTTTAAATGTAGGTATAGTCCCCTTTGTATCGCCACTGCCTCCAAGTTGGAAAAATGGACTCTTGTCTTCAACAAATTTGATTTCGAAGAGTCCGCCACTGAATGGTACATAGATGAGATCACCTTCACGCGGCCGAACGCTGTCATTTGTATAACCATGACGACCTATAAGTGAGTTCCATCGACGACGACTGCACACAAGTGTCAATTGATCTCGTGTTTCAAGACCAAATTTTGTCATAAGGTCACCGTCACCTTCAAAGCCATCAACACTTTCAACAAACATTTCAATAAGAAATGATGTGTCAAAGCTTGATATAACGTCTTCGTTTAGGATAAAGTCTTGCTTTACAATCTTACGTGGAATATAAAAGACGTCATGCCCCATAATTTTCATAGACTCGATAAGCAAATCTTCAAGAAGATTTTGCTCAGGTCTGTAACGTTGGCTAAAATATACACTACGAGGCATAATATGTATTTATAGGAAACTTAATCTAACTATTGAGTGGTATATATCCTTGAGATATTAAATTACTCCATTTATCAGAATTTGGACGAGCTAATTTATTACCATATTCTGGATGAATTAATTTTCGTAAACCAATTTTACTATCTCTAACCTTATTTCGGCATTCTTCACGAGACATTGCATTATTTTCTCCAGATCCTTTACCTTTTCTATTTATATAATTAAGCTATATAGAATTCACTAGCCGCAGAAAAAGTCTGGGGGCATTTGATACTTAAGATCAAAATCTGTTTCAATCTTTTCAATATCATTAAGAGCATCTTCATACATAGCTCTACCATTGATTGTAACACCACCTGGAAGTTGCATGCCATCAAATTTTAATAAATTTATTGACCATTGACGTTTCAACAATGCTGTGAGATATTTTTTAAGAAGCATATCATTGTACACGTCAGTAAAATCATTTGGGTTGATGGTTTGATAACCTTCAATTATAATATACTGACCAATATTTACATAAGTTTTCCAGTCGTCTTGAATGCTCAGACGATTCATGTGACGAGTAAATATAATCTGCTGAGTTGAGCCTGTAAGTATAAGCTCAATCGAGTTCATATACTGTTTTGTCATCTCATAGTTAATGAGTGAGTCGGGTTTGCGTAGTCCATAAAGATCATTTAAAAACATCTGATATTTAACACTAAACATATCAGCAGCATCACCGCTGCTCAAGTTTAGGACACGAAGCACACTAAGCAGTTGATCGGGTAGAGTAATATAGTTGTTGTCATAGTCTGCTTGTGTGACCTGATGCTTTACGAATGTGCGTACGACCGCGTCACTATGATATTCTTGATAAAACTGAAGTGCCTCATCAATACGATCCTCAATCTGATCTTCGTCAATATTAATTTCAAGCACTGGAGCACCAAGTGCTCTTAAACAATAGTCTGCTAATTCTTGACGTGATGCTGGTTTTGCCATAATATATTATTTATAAGACTATTATGGAACCTCAGGATAATTAGTCGTCTTTGCATATGAGGAAATAACTTTTGCTGCGTAAAAATTATTATTCCATGTTGTTGCCAACCAAGGATATGGTTCAGTGCTCCAAGCTCTGGCTATTTCACTACCGCTAGTTTCATAGATCCACGCACTTCCGTCAAATCTTACAACTTCATCGCCATACTCGTAATTAAACCCACCGCCGGCGGGAGTAGTGCTAGAACCATAAGGCGCATAGCTGGTTTTTTGTAGATTTCTCCAACTTTGTCCGCTGAAAAATGGTCCATCCATCAATACATTAGCTGTAGCATCTGGTTCAGCAGCATTTGCTGGATTATCACTACCAATAGTAGCAACTGGATTGACATACTTGTATGACAAATCCATTCCAAGGCCAAATCTAACTCCTTGAAACATAAAATTAGAATAATACTGTTACTGCAGCTGCAGATATAGCGGTTCCGCTTTGGACTATACGCTGACCACCAAGAGGCCATACTCCTGGACTCAATGTAAGTACACGTGTCTGGCCATTTACTCCTTCAATTTCAATGGTTCCATTAGCAGTACCAGGCGCAATATAGAGTCCAGCAAATACTTTGCCAACCGTTGGCGTATAATAACCACCAGTAAAAGTTAATGCTTCATATGCAACAGCAGAGGAGTTTTGGTGTATTAAACCTTTTTCGTAAACGTTAGTACTCATAGTCTTATTTATATTATTCTCTTATAGAGATTCCGGTGTATAGCGAAAGACCAAGCGCAATCAATATGACATAGTGAGAAATGACTTCATTTGTATTAACGACAGCATTAACTGCTATTATTTGTATAATAGCGATAAGTGCTAGTGCTAACCATGCTGCGGTTTTCATGGCTTCTTCACATATTTTTCTGGTGAGCGTTCAAACTGCTTTGCAAGCTTTATAATTCCTCCAATAATCTCTGGAGATACGACGCCTATAATTCCATAGGTAATCGCTTTATAAAAACTTGAAATGTCGGTCTGTTCTAGTATAAACCAGGCGATTGATGCAGCTAGGGCGGCAGACATTATATTTTTAAACTGCTCGAGAATGGTATATTCTTTTTTTGCTGTCATGAGTCGGGCAAGCATCCCCGCCGCTCCAACTAGAGGAATTATCCAACCACCCTCTAGAAACTCTTTTAGCATCGATCTTTCTGGTTCCATTTATAATTATACTTTTAAAGTGTGAATCATCACAATATGACTATCAATCTAAATGTATTTATAAAAACACCGTTTTAACGGGTCAAGGCATGATCAACTGCATATTTATAAAAGAGTTCTTCCTGGAGGGCTCTTACCTTATATTTTTTAACAATATCATCTAAAGAATAATGAAACGCTGAAGTTATGTCATACATGCTTTTTATGTCTCCTGCATAGTAGTTGTCTATGCCCTTAAATTGTCTGTAATATTGAGGATATTTTAGACTCAATCCATTTCCAACTGTTGTCATTTTCAAGAGATTTTTAGTTGGTGTATAGCACACTTGCGTAGTAAATTTATCGTAACGTGTATTAACTACAAGATCATAGTCATAGGTATGATTATGATACAGGTGAGACACCAGATTAAACTTTCCGGCCCACATGCGTTTCCATGCCAATATTGGACAAGGACTGCCAGGAATGACACCTTCTAAGTTGCCGTGTAATTTTAAATGTGAGTCATCTTCAATACACACTCGTTTTATAGTTTGATTATGGAAATAATCAACTAGATGAGTTTTTTCAACTGCAAATGCGGTGCTATAGTCTAATTTACGATATGAGCTTTTTGCCTCTGACTCACTCCATGTATGAAGAAAAAGATCAACCGTGTGACCGTTTTGTTTTAACAGATTTATATAGTCATTTAAGCGCGTGTCTTGTAGCCCGCCTCTTAGGTGCCCACGTATGCATAATGCTAGTTTCATAGATCCTTTAACTTTAACATGACGTGTTTAATTGCCATCCACATGTCTAGGTATTTATAGGTTGCAAGTCGGCCAACAAAAATCACTCCCTTTTCTGCCTTTGCTAGTGATTCATAGAGTCGATATGTTTCCTGTCCTTCACCCCAAGGAATAGGATAAAACGGAATGTCTCCCGGCCCACATTCTTTCGGGTGTTCAGACGTGACTACTGTTGGACCGACATGATCTGGCATAAAATAACTGTGATCATAGATTCGTGTATAGTCGGTTGTGCTATTGTTTTGATTTACAATAAATGTGTCTTGCTTTTCACACAACACATGATGTTTAAACTCAAGTGAACGATATGGCAAACGTCCATATATCGTGCCAAAATAGCTATCAATCTTGCCAGTATAGACAATCAAATCACCCGCCTCTCGCTTGTACATCCAATCATCTTCTCCACAATTTAGATGTACTGTGACCCCTTCGAGCATCTTTGTAAACATTGCAGAGTAACCATCTTTTGGTACAGCTTGATACTTTTGACCTTCAAACCAGGTTGGATCTTCGCATTCTGCAGTCTTTGGAATTCGATTTGTAATTGTGCTTGGAATCTCGTCGAACGGCACTCCCCATTGCTTTTCGCTATACTCCTTAAAGATATATTCTACAATCTCTTCTTGAGACAGCTCACGACCAAGTTCAGATACTGTTTTCTTGCTGTATGGCAAACTTACTTGGCCAAGTCGGGTGTCTCCCTTTGGACGCAGCGCAAACGGGGTCCATTCGGTATAACGACTAAGAAACTCATAGACCTCTTCATCGTCGGTATGAAAAATATGAGGACCATATTGATGTACAAGTGTATTTGTTATATAAGCATCAGCACAGTTTCCACCAATATGTGGTCGTGTTTCATAAATCTCTACGGCGTATCCTTTTTCTTTTAGGAGCACCGCAGCAGTAATTCCAGATAACCCGCATCCAATTATTTTAGCACTTTTTTTCATATTAAATCATTTTATCATAAATTTGTGTAGTTGTACACAATAAATATATCTATATGAAATTAAATGAAAAAGTCTATATTAAAAGCGAATTTAAGGATCTTCTCCGCAGTATGAATGTTGGCATTGTCGACTACATTGTTGTCTACAAAATTGAAGGCGACAAAGTATTTTTTAAAGCAAACTCTGCACGTTTACATCTTTCAAAAGAAGAGTTTGAAGAGGTACAACTAAGCGCCTAGGTTATAAATGGTTTGACTGTCAAAATACAATTATTGATCTAGATACAGTATTATCGTCACATCCAACATTTTGTTTGAGGATTGTGTCAGTCATAATAGGAGTCTATCCAGAGGTTAGGGTTTAATCAAGGGTTATTGGTAGTATTAAGAGGTGAATCCAGCATTTACAGAATAATTTCCTGTAATACTAACACCTCCACCAACTGGTTTATTCGAGCTTGCAAATGACGAAAGAACCGTCCTTGGATTTGAAGGTTCAGAAAAAATGGAATTATCTCCAGCAGTATGGAAAAAAGGATCACCAATAAGGCGGACGGACTTACCAGTTCCCGTTGTTGTGGTGAATCTAATACACGGATTTGTTGAATATGTTATTGCCCGTCCACCTCTGATTACCAACGCATTTGGGGTGGAATCATTTCCATATTCCAACGAGAATAACGTGCCGTTACCGAAATTATCTATCAATGTTTCGTATTTCGCTCCAACCACACCACCAACAATCTGAAAACATTTAGGACCGTAACATGCGATTGTCCAGCAGTCGCAAGACATCTGCGCCGATGATCCTGAAGTTGGGAAAAATGCAAATCGCGAGCAATAGGTAAACTTTACAGCGTAGTGTAGGTTGCTGCTTGTACCAGCGCAGCTAATTATGGTTGATGCCAGCGCGTAAACAGTTTCAGCATTTACAACCAGAACTCCAGTTGACACATCAAAAATTGTCGCAGCATTCAGTGGTGACGTTGTGGTGCTTATAGTGGCGCATTCAACTGAGCACAGTTGTGTTTGCAGGTCGCCTCCAGATTGAACCCAAAATCCGTTTGTGCTTCCTGTTATGATAAACTGACCGCCTCCGCTAATTGATTTGGATTCGTTTGCGAGTAGCAAAAATACAGGATTACCAGAAACGCTACACGTAACAACGGCTCCCTCTTCAAGATGCAGGTTGCCTCTACCATTAAGGAGGATTGTTTGCGTGATGGTGTAGTTGCCAGCACGGACGCGCACTGTGTCACCGATTACTGATGCAGCCATAGCTGCGCCGATAGTGGCGAACGGCACGGAAATACTGTACTGGCTTAACGATCCTCTTGTGTCTGTTCCGTTTGTGTCAACGTATATTGTCCTACTGGTGACTAATTCTTGAGTGCTTCCATCAGCCTTTAAAAATTGTGCACTTGTGCCGCCAGATCTTATGAATGATGAAGCAGTTGCTGAACCACTTGCATTTATTGCAGTGTTTAGCGTAAGAGTCGTATTTGATAACTCTAAAAGGTTCGATCGACTAGAGTCGCTCGATCCCCAACCAACAATAAATGGTTTTGTGTTTGATGTATCAATCGTATTATATTTGCCAATAATTGTTTGATATACACCAGATGAAACAAGTCCTTGACCTCCAACTGTAGTGCTATAATTAGCATTAATAAAACTATCTTCTCCGCCAAGTGCCATAGAATGATCAGCAAACACTCCTGCCTTATGACCAAAAGAATATGAAAAGTTTCCTTCAACTTCTGCGCAATTTCCTAAAGATATTGCTTTACTACCACCAGTTGTTGTAGGGGTCGTATTAGAAGTTGGAAAACGATGGAAAATAAAATGTGATGTTGATGGAGTATATTGGTGAATTGCATCAGTAGATCCTCTATATAATGTCCAACCAGTGGCTCCCACATAAGTTCCACTAGTAGTATTAAACCCGCTAATAGCATTTCCAACAGAAATTATAAACGTATTGGCATCAATGACTTTTTTAACAAATGTATTATAACTTCCAACTACTAATCCAATTTTAGTGCTTCCAGCAACAGTAAATACTAATGGTAGTCCCTCAAATGCATTATGTCCTGTCATTTCAACTTTAACATATCTGCCTATACCAGACCATGCTCCAGTCAATGACACTCGTGTTCCGGTTAATTCTGTTGGTGCAAATGAAACTCTAATATTATTAAAACCACTTACTGGATTAACAAATGTAGTTGAAAAACTTGCTAAACTTGGAGTCCAATTTACGCTATTAAATCCTTCTAACGAAAAGGTATATTGAATTTTAGATTGCCCATCGATCGTTACTGTTGTAGGACCAGCAGTAACGATCCCGTTGTAGGTATTTGCTACTACACCAGGAGGAGCTGGATTCATAGTTATTTGAATAAAATCACCAACATTTAATCCAGTTGCATTAGCGTTATAATTTATTTTTAAACCAGTCGCAAGAAATGGAAATACATTGTTTGTCACCACAACTTCTCGTGTGTCGATGCTGTGTATATTTGACTCATTAAAAAATTGTAAAGACGCAGTAGTCATTACAGTAGTCAACGTAAAAGTATTTGCATTAGTAGTACTTGCTCCGCCATTTTGAATCATTTGCCAACTTTGACGATTTTGCGTTGTCCACTGAACGTGAGTATGATCACTGCCATTTGTAAAGTTTGGTATACCTGCGGCAAATGTCATACCATGAACAACCCGCGCTCTACCATCAACTACCAATGGAGTGCCTGGGTCAAAGTTGCCATTATTTATAATATTTAACCCATATTGTGATTCTGTTGGTGTTCCACGAATAGTAACGAATTTATTATTAACCGTTATTGGAGCATTTATTGTTTTTGTTCCAGTTATAGTTTGTGATTCACTTAAATCAACTCTATTGTTTAATGCAGTCGCAGTTGCAGTAGATATTGGTTTATCTAGGTCACTTGTATTGTCCACGTTGCCGAGTCCAACCATACTCTTTGTGATACCACCAACTGTTCCAGAGAATGTTGGGTTTGCAATGTTAGCTTTAAGGTTTAATGCAGTCGCAGTTGCAGTAGATATTGGTTTATCTAGGTCACTTGTATTGTCCACGTTGCCGAGTCCAACCATACTCTTTGTGATACCACCAACTGTTCCAGAGAATGTTGGGTTTGCAAGGTTTGCTTTGTTATTCAGTTGATTTTGTATATTCGAAGTGGCACTAGATAAATACCCCAATTCATCAGAAGTTACATTTGATATTGCAACTTTACCGGACGCATTTGACACCAATGCTCTTGATGACGTCAAGTTTTCAGTAGAAATAGATGACGCCGCTCCAGTGAGTATTGGATTTAATTGACTAATATTATTATTAGCATTTTTATAGTATAATCTACCGTCGGCATAATTTAACGCGACTTCTCCATAAGTTAAATCTGATTCTAATGGTACTTTTCCAATTATTGAGGAATTTTTTAGAATAAATGTAGTTGATATAGTTGGCATATATTATTAAATTAAAATGTTCCTCCAGTATAGACTATTGTTTGATTGGAATTATTTTCTGGGTTATAATCATTACTCGTGACGCTAGGTGATACATCAACTTGTCCTTCGGCTACTCGTCTAACATCACCTAAAGTAGAATGTACAATTTCAATATCATAAACATATCTGCCCGGTTTTAATGTAGCAGATATGTTATTTGATAGTGATATTACAATTTTTCCATTTGTTGGATTTGGTATATCTAGTATAAAATCATAAAAAAGAGTAGAATTATATGTTCTACGCATTTGACCTCTAACAAAATAATCTGTTAGATCTGTTGGCAATCCGTTGCTGTCTTTTACGTCTATAGTTGACGCATAGGTGCTGCCTTGATCGATATAAATGTTGCTATACGTCGCCATATAGTCTATTTATAATATGATAATTAAAAATATTTTGGATATGCTTGGCCAGTAAGACCATTTGAATGTGTTCCGACACTACCGGATTTTGTTGTGCCAGCGAGAGTATCTCTTAAAGTTACAGTTGTAGTTGATCCTGATGGTATACACCCTCTTGTTTCCTTCCATCCAGCTGTAGAAGGACGCGGTAATACACCGGTTATGTCATAATATCCTGCATCAGTTGCTGGGACAATACCTGTTATAGTGTTAGGAACAGAGTTTAATAATTCATTTTGAGTTATGCGTAATGTAGTATTCCAATTTGGAATACTACTCATTGAGTTATTTGCAAATGATACAGTAACATTACATTTACCATCAGATCCGTACTGTAGTATGCTATCACGTTTTATTAAAACTCTAATAAACCCACCTTTCTTACCCCACGTCGCTGTACCAACATCTCGATATACATCAACTCTAAGACCAATACTATAATTTATTGGGTCTAGTGATGTGTCATTTATTCCAACCGCCGAGCTCGTCACAAGTATTCCCCCACTTGTACTTCCAGTACGTATACTTGCAGTAAAGCTTGTAGGCCCTTCAGTAAATGAGTCAGTGTTTGCAGTCACTGCGAATGAGTTGCTGCCACTAGAAACAACAAAACTTCCATTATTAGGCGTCAAGTCAGACCTAGAGAGTGTCCAATATAGCGTCGTGCCAGGGTTAACATTTGTAGTAGAGACATTAAATGTTACCGAACCCCCTTCATTAATAGCAGATAATGAAGGCGCAATAGAATATGTTGGAATTGGAATTGAAGAGTCAATTAACCCAATTGCATCGCTACGCTTGACTTCTGGGCCAGATTGAGAACCAGTACGAAGAATCGCCTGAAATGTAACATATCCTTCGGCAGTTGCATCAGTAGATGCAGTCGCACTAAAACTTGCTGTGCTAGAGTTTACTGTAATTGTACTTGCGCTTAATGTTAAGTCAGTTCTAGACAGTGACACATACAGGACTGTTCCATTAGGCACATCAGTTGTGGTTAATGTAAAGGTGACAGTTCGGTCAGTCGTTTCATTGATTGAAGTTTTATTTGCGACAATTGTGTATGTAGGAATAATTTCAAAACCGTCATTCATAAACAAGTCACGCAAGTCAATGCCAGCAGAATTTTTAAGTCCTGTAAGTTCAGGTATTCGATCCCCTGCTCCTCGACTAGGCTCATAGCGGCTCGCTAAATCTTGAGTCACGTATGGGTTTGTAGAGGTCACTACATTATAACCACACGCTGCCCCAGCAGTTCCTACGCGTGGTTTAAACATATCATCAAAGTCAGTACCGTTTATTGTATAACCGGTTGGCATAGTTTATCGTTGTTCTAATTGTTTTTCGAGTGTCTGCACACGACCAGTCAACTCTTTTACTGCTTCAATGAGTACTGCAGTCAATTTTCCATAATCTATGCCTTCAACCTCGTCAGTTTCTGTCTTATGCACAAGTTCTGGATAAACCTCATTCACCTCTTCTGCTATTAATCCAAGATCAGCCTTTTTAGTTTCTTTCCAAACATATGAAACTCCGTTTAACGAGTTTACTTTAGCCAGCGAATCTTGTAGCGGGCGTATGTCTTTCTTATAACGAATCGAAGAACGAGATGTAAATGAAGCAGCATTTACATCTGCACCAAAGGTCGCATTATTGGTCTCTAAGTTAATGTCTAATGGCCAACGACCATTAAGATCTTGCATCGTTGTAGAATTATTGCCAGACGAACGACGTATAGAAAATATATTGTTGTCTACATATATCATCGAACCACGATGATTTGTGTCTTGAAGATATATTGTTGGAGTTTCGTAGTTTAAATAGAGCGCATTATTACCTGTAAATGTTGAAGCCTTTAGCGGAGCAAAGGCGGTGTCTCCCGCGTCACGTATTTCTAATCCTGATCCGCCACGAACATGTTTTAGCAGTGTTGCAGTTGAACCAACAGCATGTAATGCTAGCAATGTATTTCCAGATGTGCTGCGCGTTTCAAGTCCAGCGGTAGCCCACCCAACTTGTCCGTTTGTTACTGAACGACACGGCCCATATGTTTCAAGTGTTTTTGTGTCACCAAAAAACCTTGCAGAAATTTCTTGCTTGCCATTGAATATTGTAGTGTTTAAAAAGTTTGTAACTGTGCTATCACTGCTTTCAAAGTTAAGCGCAATTTCTGCGTTATTTGCAAAAGTCGTATTAATTTGATTTCCAATAATTTCTATGGCTCCAATTATTTGACGTGATGATGTCACAGTATTGTCTGACGCTACTGACAGCCCTCGAATGTTTATAGCACCAGCACCAGCATTAAGGATGCTTAATGCTCCATCTACCCCAGGGCTGCGTATAATGCGGGCGTCATAATCAACTAGTGGCACAGATGAATGAAAATCTATAAAAGAATTATCATTACTTGTAATTCCACTTCCAAGTTCTAAAGCTCTTGTTAAAAGTGTAGTAGTATTAGTCCAACTTGGACCACCCGCAGAAAGTTTTGCCGGAGTAATTTCACCATCTTTTATTTTTATAGCAACTACAGCGTCTGTTGCAAGTTTAGATTCAGTAATTGCACCAGCATTAATGCTTATTGGTATATTAATATTTTCGGTGCCATCAAAAAGAGGAATTGGAGAAGATGTAGTAACTTCTCCAGTAACATTTATGGCACGAGCAAAACGTAAGCGATCCGCCACTGCAGATCCAAAAAGAGTCTTATCAAGAATAATACTACGCGTAGAGTTGGTGGGGTCAGTAAATTTTAATCTATTGATGTCCAAAAATTCCCCCTGTAGGAGTGATGCAGATCCAAGATCTAAACTATCACGTATATGCCCCTTTTCAACTTCTGTGGGAGCATTTAGTAAATATGGACCTAAATTAATTGGTGTTGACATATAAGCTTATTTATATTGAATAAATTCTAGCAGTTCCTCCAGTAGATGTATATGGCGCGCCAACTATTATTTTTTTAGAATTTTTACTAAGAGATACAGAAAGCCCAGATTGTTCACCGACAGATTGTCCTTGTAATAATGGACGTATTTGTTTCCAAATGACATTAGTATTATCAAATTCATAAACTTGGGCCCCTCCCGAGTCGATTCCACTAGCATTGTCTCTAAATGGAGCTCCAATTGCCAATATATTTCCTTCAGAATTTAGTGACACTGAATAGCCAAGTAAGTCTCCAGGATTTCCATTTAAATCTAGTCCTTGCTGAGACCATGATCCAGATGTGCCAGCACCACCGCTCCATTTATACACTCTAGTCGTTCCAGCATCGTTGTTTGCGCTGGTGTCATCCTGTATATTTCCTATCGCAACAATATCTCCAACATCATTTAACGAGATATTAAATCCAGACTGTTCATTTATACTGGAACCATCTAGATCTATTCCTAATTTGATCCAACTTGTTCCGGATGTATTATGATAAACTCTAGTATGACCTGCTTGAGTAATTGTTCCTCCAATATCGTTAAATGGTGCACCAATTGCAACTCTATTTCCACTCGAATTTAATGATACACACCAACCAGATTTATCTCCATTTGCCTCTCCATATGCGATTATTCCATGTGAATTCCAAGTTGTTCCGCTTCCAGAATAATCTAATATTTCAACTGCTCCTCTATCAGTTCCAGTGGCACTATTTGTTGGTGCTCCAACTGCAATACGATTTCCAGCAGAATTTATCGCAACGCTCCAACCAGCAGCGGTTGCAGTTGCAGTACTATTTCTTATAACAGTATATGACGTTTCATTCCAAGAATAAACTTGAACATTAGAATTTCCTGGACTGCCAATAACTATTCTGGTTCCATCACCATTTATAGCAACAGAATAACCAAGCTTTTGACCGCTAAGAGCTCCAAGGAATGGAGCTCCTCGCTGTTCCCATAATTTAGCAGTTGCATTGAATGCATAGACAACTGCTCGCCCTTTATTATTTGTATCAAAATTTGGAGCGCCTATTATACAAACTGTACCGGTAGCATTCATCGCAACGCTAAACCCAAAATCATCACCTGCCGCAATTGCGTTTAGCATTGGTGAGTCTAGTATTATAGTTTGGTTAGATAATACTACTTTTCTAAAATCACTGATATTCATGTTAATATAACGTGCCTATTGCAATAAATTTACCAGATATATCAGATTTATAGATATAAATTGATGAATATTTTACTGTATTGCTTATTGTGACTGCATCATTAATTGTATTTCCTGAACCTGTTGCAATATTAATTGTAAGTGTATTTCCGCCTACATTTACAATGCCAATGCTCCATGCAGTATCAGCGGATGCATAGGTAGGAAGAACTAGTGTATTTGTTCCAGAAACATGAAATGTTTTACTAGAATCAGCATTGCTAAAAGTTTTACCGCTTCCTGTTATAGTCGAATCGATTGACGTAATAATATTACCATCAACTGTTAAGTCTGACTTAACAGTTAAGTCACCAGTTATTGTTGTGTTGTTATTTATTGTTAGTGGTCCTGTTGCCATAGTTTTAGAAAAGTTTAGACATTATATTGTATTGCCCGTCTACTGTTACGTTAGTGTCAGGCGCGAAAGTGCTGTATGTTGTGGTAGAATAAACGGTTGTAGGTTCGGATATATCTACTGTACCGCCTAATTTTGGAGTTGAAGTGCCGCAATCAATAGCAACTACAGAAGAGTTACCGTTTTGAGGTATAATATTAATAGATGTAGTAGACATATTATATTTAAATTAAAACTGGCACTAGTGGAACTGTTATTCCAGTACGTGCGGCTAACCTTCCACGAGATATAGCATCGTCTTCAGCGACTGCAATCATTGCGTTAATATGACCAATGTTATTGGGAATATTTGATGCTCCTATAAGTCTGTGTAAATATAATTTTCCATTTAATAGTATCATTGACGGTGTGCCACTGTCTCCGTTCCATACTGCATAATCAATAGTTTTTAGTGTTGAATTTAATGGAGGGTCTGACATACCACCATATCCTACCGCAACCATTGAATTATGATATTGTGGATAATCAGAACGTGGTGTCGGTGGGATTATAGAAGTAGTTCTTTCGTATCCCTGCGTGACATGAATATGTGAGATAACAGGAGTTGCGATATAACCCAAGTCTTGCAATGTTAATTTTGGTATTGGCATAACATGCACACCAAGCGCCTGAACGTCTCTATCAAGTACTGCTACACACAAATCTTGGGCAGGTGCCACTCCGCTTGGCCAATCGGCCGGGGTGTATGCTCCAGGCCTATCGCGAGTAGACCTAACTAGAGTTTGCGCAATTTGTATAGCTTCTACTACATTTCCGTTCTCAAGAACAAAGTGCAACTTACATTCTTTATTACTATTATAATTTACTTCCCATGTGTTTTTTGCATGAGGGTGAGCATGATCACAATAAAGAACGTGTCGCGGGCTTATTAATATGCCGCCATAGCTTTGTTTACCACCAGTTACATCATCTTTATAAGCTACGGCAGCAGTAAGTTGAGACACAAGTTCATTGCACCATAAATTTGGGTTTCGAGTGTATGTTGGAGGATTAGCTGTTGAGTTTCTAGCAGACCATAATTCCATGTTAACTGCACCGCCTGGCTTTGTTCCTAACATAGAAAGCATTTCTGCATCGGTTTTAGAACGCATCGCGCCAAATGCAGGATTAATAATATTGCTCGATGCTGCTGCAAGATTAATATTTCGTATATTCATGACTAATACAAGACACCTATTGCAATAAATTTACCAGATATATCAGATTTATAGATATTAACTAAAGAATATTTTACTGTATTGTTAAATGTTGTAACATCATTAATTGTATTTCCAGATCCCCCAGCAATATTAACAGTAAGTGTATTTCCGCCTACATTTACAATGCCAATGCTCCATCCAGTTTTTGCTGATGCATAGGTAGGGAGAACTAATGTATTTGTTCCAGAGACTTGAAATGTTTTACCAGAATCAGCATTGCTAAAAGTTTTACCACTTCCAGTTATAGTCGAATCAAATGTTGTAATAATAGTTCCATCAACTGTTAAGTCACCAGTTATCGTTGTATTGTTATTTATTAAATAATTATTTATTGTTAGTGGTCCTGTTGCCATAGTTTTAGAAAAGTTTAGACATTATATTATATTGCCCGTCTACTGTTACGTTAGTGTCAGG